GGGTTCGGCCAAAATAATAAAATAGCTGTCTGCCAGGTTATATTCCAACCCTGGGTTTTCGGCCTCAACCGTCACCCACAAATCAAGACCACTGGCTCCAAATGTGCCCGCCTGTGTGGTCTTAATTCTGTAAACCTTGCCGTTAATGCTGGTGGTCTTTATCCAAGTGCCCATGGGAATGGTTAACGCGCTGCCCACGCTGTCACGACTAAATTTAATTAGCCCCATGGCTTTGGTTTCTGCATTACGCACCAGGCCATAACCCCAGGCCAATAAATCCAGGTATTGCCCCGTTGCGGTTTTCACAAACTGGTTGGGAATTACATTTTTTATAATAAATTCAATTAACCAAAGCACCGGCACCACGGCCACCACCCGCAACCAACGCCACCACACACTTTGTTCACCAGGATTTTTAAACACCAGGCCTTCATCACTGGCCATGTCTTCAAACTTTTTCTTTAAACCGGCCTCCGTGGTGGGTATACCGGCATCCGCCATGCTGTCGGCGTAATACTGCTGGTTCTCGGTTAGGTTGTTTAAGCTCATAAGGTGGCCCCCAAAGTTATTGGCCCAAAATCTGTGTCTGCTGTAATCATAAAGTTTTCAATGCTGCTGGCTGTAATTTCACTGGTGCCTGGCAAAACCCTTGGGTCTGACTCAACCAGGATGCGCAATTTATTTAACATGATGGCGCGCTGGGCTTTGCTGCGCTCACCAATCATTAATTCCAATAAACCGCTTTCGCGTATGGCGTGGCGTATGTCCTGGTCTATAACATCACGGTCATAAATAAAAATGGGCTGGTCGCTTTCATCCAGGGCCACATCATCATCAATGATTTTCAAATCTGTGTATGTGTAATCAGCCACCTTGTAACGCTCCCCAGTCTTCCATGGCTTCGGGATTCATGCCGCCCTCTGCGTTTATGGTTACGTCCCCAAAGCTCACACCGCCGCCGGTAATGGCGCTGGCAATTTGTGCGGCCAAACCTGGTGCGCTGTCACTGTTATTTTTTAAAGGGTTCACCGCGTCGATCACTGGGTTGGCACTGGTGCTGGTGGTGTTAATGGTTTTGTCTATATTTATTGAACTATCAAAACCACCGCCAAAACCAAACAAACTTTTAAGCATGTTAAATTTCGCCACAATGTCATCAATCCAACCAATAACGGCCTTGCCCCATTCTGAATTTTTAAACATATCGGCCAGCTTGCCCCACCAATCCGTTAACATGGTCACACCGGCCACCAGGGCCACAATTGAAACCACTATTAACCCAATGGGGTTAATCATCATGGCCAGGGATACCAACGCCCAAGCAATTTTAAGCGCACCCAGCACCACGTTTAGGCCAATGATTACTCCTTTCATAAGTAATACACCGGCACCCCATGCGGCCATGGCAGTTCGGCCCAGGCCCAATAAAATTGAAAACAAACCCGTGGCCGCGCTCATGCCTAAAATGCCCAGGGTTAACAAACCCACCCAGCGGGTAATGTTGGGAAACTCCTGTGTCCAACCCGTTAAGGTTTGCAGGCCATCACCCATGGTTTGCAACAAGTCGTTAATCACGGGCATTAGGGCGGTGCCAAAACCTATGCGCACGGCTTCGGTTATGGATTGAAATTTCTCCCAGGGGTCAACCATGGCCTTTGCCATTTTTTCGGCGTTTTTCATGCCTGTAATTTTTCCCAAAGCGTCCATGCTTTCGCCCAGGCCTTTTGTTTTGCCCATCAATAGCTTGATTAGGCTCACGGCTTCATCACTGCCAAAGGCCTTTTTAAGCTGCAATCCTTCCATTTCATTAAAGGTGCTGCCAAACTTGCCTTTTAATTTGTCCATGATAGATAACATGGGCAATAAACGGCCTTCACTATCGGTAAAACTTAATCCCAATTTATCCTGGGCACCGGCCACACCGGCCAAAAATGATTTATATTTTGTACCCGCTTCACTGCCCGACATAGTGGCTTGTAACGTCCCCAGTATCGCCATCTGCTCGTTTATGGCCACACCACTTGCTGTTGCATTGGCACCAATAGAAGTGAACGCGGCGCTCATGTTGGCCCCATCTGTTTTAAACATCTGTACAGCCAGTGCGGTTTGGCCGGTTAGCTGTTCAACCCACTTGGCTTTGCCCATGGCGTTGGCCTGGGTTTCAAAAATGCCATACATGGTGCCCATGTAATTGGTGATAGTGGCGGCATCGGCCTTTGTCCCTTTGGCCAGGATGTTTGAGGCATTAGTGAACTTTGCCAGCTCACCATTATTTAAACCGCCTATGGCGCTTTGTATGTCGTAACTGGATTTAATAAAATCGGCGGCACTTTCACCATAGGTGGATGAAAATATTAAACTTTGTTTGGTGAGGGTTTTTAATTCGCTTTCAATCACCCCAAGGCTTCTAACTTCACCCAGGGCTTTGTCTACATCGTAAACGGGTTGCATAAAGGTTTTAATGGCAATGCCAGCACCAGCTAAACCAAACATGCCACCGCGTATAGCATCAAAGCCAGAGGTGGCGTTGTGCTTCATGCCGGTAATAGTTTTATTTATGCTTTGCGCGGGCTGGCTCACCATATCGGTGATACCCACGGTAAACATTAATTTTTCTAGGGCGCTGGTGCTCATTCTTTACCTGTAAACCCTTTTTGCACGCCACTTTTTATGGCGCTTTCTATGTTGGTAATTAAATCCTGATACAACCAGGAGGCTTCCCCCATGGTTTGAGGGCTTGGGTCTGAGTCTCTAAAAAATAGCTTGGCCAAAACAGCTACCTTGGCAATGTCGTTATTTTTTATGCCCTCACTAACCCTGTTTATTTCTTTACGGTGAATACCATCTCAGGCTTAAACTTCTCGGCCACAATACTGGCCAAATCCAAACCTAAACCCTGGTCAAATAATTCAACCAGGTAGTCTTTCTGGCTGTCATCAATACAGGACATTAAAAAGTTTTCAGACGGTGCCACCTTGTTGGTTGGCAACATGTCGTTTTGCAGCTTGTTAAACTCTGTAATTCCCACCTCAAATTTTAGTGGTGAATTAGCGCCTTCAATTACAATTTTCTTTTTGTTTGTTTGGGCCATGGGTTTGGCTCCTATTTAAAAGTTTCTTTAAGGCCAAGAAGCACAACACTTCCCAGGCCACCAAGAACCAAGCTGAAAATAACGCGCTTGGTAAATTTTGTTATTTGCTCGCTGGCTTCTCGCTGCTTACGGGCAAACGCTAAATCTTTTTGCATTTCTATGGGGTTATCTACATCCACACCCAAAGAAATTAACGCCTTTTTTATGCCCTGTTCTGCGCTTTGTTCCACCGCATCTTGCAGGGCTTTTAATTCGGTGGGTTGCATTATTCACCCGCTTTTAATAATCCACGGCTTTCAAAGTCTTTTAACAAATCGGCCACGGTGGCTTTGTAAATACTGTTAGTGCTTAGGGTGGCTAACCACTTCAAACAACCCACCATTACCCGTGTTAAAAAACGCTCCAGGATAACGGCCCAGCTAATGCGGCCAAACATGGCCAGCACTAAATCAACGGTTAATTTAACCCCCACCATGGGGCCACCCAGTAACAGTGCTTTAAGCTGTAGCATTTTCATTACTCCAAACATGGCTTATAAAATCGTTTAAATATTTTTCGGGGGTGGCCTTGCCCAGTTCGGTATTCCAATACTTTTTGGCATACCTGGCCAAGCCTTCTAAATCATCGGCACTGGGTAGGGCTTCGGGAATTGTCCACAAATAAACCCGTGCTATGGCCGCCGCAAATTCTGGGTCTATTAACAACCGTTCAAAAGGGGTGTGGCGGTTAATGGCTTTAAACTTGCCGGTGCGGTTTAAATACCCCATCACAAAGTCAAAGGTGGCTGGCTCCATTTGGAAAAGCCCAAGGGCTGGCCCACCCTTTTGTTTGCAGTAAGTGAAACCACCACTTTCATGGGCGGCAATCATCAACAACAAACGCACCGTGCTTTCATTACCTGGTAAATCAAAACGAGTAAGTGCCCGTTCAATGGCGGTGCGTACAGTGAGTGCCAATCTTTTCATGTGCGGAATTTCCCTATTGTTTTTGTCGCTTACTAAAGCCACTAACCAAAATTAAATAATGCTAAACGCTGTACTGTCGGCGTATGGCACGCCGTTAATATCAACAAAATCTGGGCTGGTAACATCATATTCAATTTCAACCGTGCTTTTGTCTGTGCTTTTTGGGTCAATATTTAGCAAACTTGCAATACGCAATTTGCAGCCATGACCATGAACGTGCATACCCTCGCCACCGCGTGCACCTTCACCCAGGGCAAATGCATCAATAGGGAAGGTCGGGAATTTATCCCAGGAACCCGCCGCCGCTGCCACCGCGCTAAACAACATAAAATTGGCAATATCTACAGTTAGCTTGCCATTAGCTTTTTTCTCACCTGGTATGGTGCCATTGGGTAAAGTGCCATCCATGGCGGTGGTGCTACCGTCTTCAATTGACATGGTGAAACTTTCAACATGTACTTTTATAAAACCCAGGCGCACATCAAAGGCCGCGCCACTAATTCGATTCATCATAATTTTTTAACTCCTACGCAAGACGGTTTAGGTCAAGGCTAATGTGAACGGATATTTTTTTAGGGCTGTCACCTGGTGCGGCCTTCATAAAAATTTCAACCTCGGTCGTGTTGGCCCAAGAAATTACAATGTCGCCCTTTTTTGGCTTCTTCACTAAACCTGGTTTTTGCTCACCTTGTATGGTGGTAATTTTGCTGGCATCAAAAATGGGTTGCATGAAAAAACCTTCATGGAACGCCACCGAACTGGCCGAACTGTTTAGGCTTTTATCTGCAATTTTTGAAATGGCTTTTAGGCGCACGCGGCGGGTTAGGTAATCCAACACCCGCAAATTTTCATACACTTTAAAATCTCCAATATCCACATCCAGGCTGGAATGGTCGGCCCAATAGGTGCCATCTAATCCGGTGTAACTTTGCGGCACGCTAAAACGATTGTCTGCCAGGTCTTTTAAATGGGCATTGGTGAGCGATAAGCCCGCGCTATCCACTGGGGTGGCACCCAAGCCCACCACGGCACCAGACAGCACCCGCATGGGACTATCACCCAGGCTAAAGGCATCATTGATTAAACGGCCCACGACCACACCCAGGTTGTTGCCATGAAGCTGTGGCACCAGGTAAACACGGTGGGCGGCCTTATCGGTTTGAAGGGCTTTAGTGGCCGTTGCATAGGCGGCCCAGGTCTGTGAGCCATCATTACCCGCCACAGCGGCGTGAATGGTTATGTATTTAGCAAACACGCTTTGCGCGCTCACACAGGCGGCCTGGTATAGGTCAACATCACCGGCCCCTGTTAGTTCATCGGTTAACACCACTAACTCAACATCAATGTCATTAGGTGCGTCCAGGCAGAACTCCAGGGCGGTGTCCCAGGTGTATGTGCCACCCACTGCTTTAATGGCCACAACATAGCCAGTGAAGTTGGCACCGGCATTTAACATAGTGGCGGCAATGTTGGATTTTAGGTCGCTGTCCTCGCTCCCCAGGATGTCATCCAACTTGGTTTGTGCATTAATGGCGTGCACCTGGTCAAACGCGGCACCGGCCCCACCCTCACCAATGTATAAAACTTTGCGCTCCACGGCGGTAATGCCACCGCTAAGCGTGTTGTCCTGATAAATTAATGCCTGTCCAAATGCCATGTTGTTTTCCTCTTAACGTGCGGTTTTTACGCCGTTTAAAATGTCGTTTAAAAAATCGGTGCCCAGGGTATCTATTTCCCTGCGGTTTAATCCAAAAAATGGGCGGGCCGGTATTTCTACATTCCAGCTATTCTTTTGTTCATCGCCTTCTAACATGCTCAAAATCAAACCCGCTTGGCCCAGACTCATGTTTTCTTTTATCCAGGCTTGCGACACCCGTCTTGTTTTTGTGTCGCCTTTGCTTTTACCGCTTTTGTATTTGCCCTTGCTTAACTTGTAACCGGCTTTTACCAATGCCCTGGCCTGGCCCGTCGTGGCCGGTGCGTCATAATCCGGCTGGCCCTTTTCCTTTTGTATTCGGGTTACGTTGTATTGATTTGAGTGGCCTTCCTGTTGCGCCCTGGCAATTTGGCCGGTTAATTTATTGGGCCATGTCACAGTGGCTTTATTGGCCCCTGCATATACCTTTAAATTTTTACCCCTGGCCAAGCGCCTTAAAACCCGCTTGCCTTTTTTACCTGGTGTAAAACTTTGGCCAGTAACCGTGCGTTGTTTCTTTATATTGTCCTTGGCCGCTTTAATAACAGCGCGGCCCATCTTTCCATGCCAACCCCTGCGCCGGTTGGCCGGTAAATTTAACGCGGCTATTTGCTTAACTAGACTGGCACCACCAAAACTTTTAAGCGTTAACATTCATGCCCGTCAAACTGCCCGCCACATCCAAACCACCCGTACCAAAACCCCATTTTTTGCCACCGTGTTCTATTGGGCTGTTTTCCACTTCTACCAGGTACACGGGTTCACGCACGCCAAAGGTTATTTCTATGTCCAGGCTTTTACCCAAATTGTGTGGACCAAAATCTATGTTTATATCTTGCAGATCTTCACGCTCACCTAAACCCAAAACAAACTGGTGCACCAATAAGGTTAAAAGCGCTAGTGAAGCAATGGGCATATTCTCAATTATTAATACTTGCCTAAATTCAAAATCCAAATAATGAAAACCATCATCTGTTTCTTTATTACTGCCAGATTTTATCTGGCCATCTTCACCAATAATTTCAAATTGGTTTTTTTTAATGCCCAATAATTTTAGGTTTTCTTTTATCAGGTCTTCAAAGTCATTCTGGCTTTTCATATTGAATAGACGCCAATGGCTCTTAAACCTTGAATACTGGCAATGGCCTTACTGGCCATGCTTTCATAATGCCCCGCTAAATCGGCGCTGGTGCTGGCTTGGTTTTCAGCATCTTTTTTACGTGACAAATCCACCTGAGCTTTCACTAACTCCGCTTTGGCCTTTGCATAAACCGCCCGCTTGTATTGGGCCACTTTTACACTTTCTCCGCCTATGCTTTGCGCCGTTACGTCTGCCAGATTGTTAAATCCCAATTCTTGTTGAGCCAGCAAGTAATCCAGAAGCGCTTGATTTACTTCATCCATGGCAAAAATTAATTTGTCGGTTAACAGGTCATTTTCAAAACTAGCGGGTATTGCCCACTTGGTTGCAAATTCCAATAGGCTCACATCCACAAACCAGGGGTCATTTGCTATGGCTTCGCCACTGCGCTGGGTGCTGGTGTTAACTTCAAAGCCCATGTTTTGCATGTTTAAAAAACCTTCTATTTCTCACTAAATTAAAACAGGGGCGCATCCCTTAGTGTTCTGGTGAAAGCCTCGCAATCGACCTTCCCACCAGGGCGGCCCCTCAGGGTTGGAAGTCGTTATGCCGTGTCTTTTTCGGCCTTGGCTTTTTCATTTGCCTTTTGGGCTTTATCTAAATCGGTTGACACCTTGGCTGGGTGTGCAGCATCGCCCAGGCTATCGGCCATCAATAAAAACTTTTCGGCGCTTACAAAATCTTTTTCTTTTAGCGCCATCTTGCCCGCCAGTTTGTTGTATTTCATTTTCACAACATCCGGCACCGGCCAATCAATTAGCTTTACAAAGACGGCGGAAAAATACGGGTCTACTGCATGGCCCGCTTTGTATTCTTTTTCGGCCCACTTCAAAACACTGTCAGCCACAAAGGTGGCCAGGTTACGATTCCACTGCCCTGGCATCTTTTGATTTTGAGCAATCGCCAAAGCAGCCCACTGTAGCGCGTCACCAATGCGGCCCAAATCCATCAACCACATAACCACCGCCACCAATACTGGGTTGGCGTATTCTTCGCCGCTTTCTTTGTAGGCCATCAGGTGTGGCATATAACGTGGCAACAGAGTTTTTTCACGGTATTCGTTACGTTCTTGCCCCTGGGTTCTTGCGCCCAAAGATTTAATGTCTTGATCAAGGGACGTTTTAATGGCTTCAAACGCTGGGTAATCGGTGGCCGAATCCAGGGCATCTTGTTTGGTGCCCTGGTCTAGTTTTTCTTTGGCCTGGCCTTTCGCTTGCTCTTCGCGAACTCTGGCCATGTGGCGCTGCATTGGTGAAGTCATTTTTTTTGTCCTGGTTGTTTTTTTAGTTAAATACTCGCTTGGCAAATATTTAAGTAAAAAGTGCGGGCATGAAAATCAATTCAGCGGCCCGCGAAGAGGCTAGTTAATTAAACTGGCTGGGTTAGTTGAACCTTGCTTGGGTCAACCGCCGCCATGGCTTTTAGGTTGCCAATTGCATAAGCATCGTTTGAGCTGATGTAATCCACCACACGGTTTCGTTTGCTTTCTTCTTCGGTTTGGCGGCGTGTGCGGCCTTCTTGGAAGTACAAATGCAAGTTGGCGGGGTCGGTAACTAAAACGCCGGTATCTGGGAAGCGGGGAACCTGCATGGACTGCAAACCGCCATAACTGTTAAGCATGATAGAAATGTCTTTCTTCTCGCTTGGCGTGTTGCCGTGGTCGTTGTAAACCTTGTTGGAATCGGCGGCCAATAAAGTGGAACCAATAATGGCCACCTCGTTACCCGTGCGATATTCAACCGGAATGGCGCCAAACAAATCAGCCACCAATCCATCAAGGGATTTATAACCCTGGGCGCTGGTATTATCGGCGTGAATACTAACCACACCGCCCCCCGCGTCTGCCATATAGTTGGTGGAATTGCCAGTTTTTAGCAGCTCCAACCAGCCCACGTTTACATCCTGGCCCAATGCATTAGAACCAGGATTGGTGGCGGTGGCGGCACTGGTGCCATGAAAACCAATGCCAATCCGGTCAAGCGCTATGGCTTTATAAACCGCCTGCATGTAACGCTGGGCAAAATCAGGGTAACGGGCAAACTGGTCTAGCACCTGGTAAGGAATGCCCACATCAAATTCGGTTAAGATAGTTTCCCACTGGCTACCAGAGGGCCCACCAAACATAGTGGGGGTTCGGTCGGTGCTGCTGGTGTCGGTACGCTTGGCCAACAAACCATTAACACCCAATTCAAGCGCCTGGCCCTTGCCATCTGTTACCCCTGCCATGGTAATCAGTTGTAAAAATGCACTGCTTTCTTGAATGGCATCATTCAGTTTTGATTCCATGGGAACTTCAACTGTAAAGTTTTTAGTGGTATCACCAGCCACCGCACCATAACTGGTGGCCATGGCCGCCAATAATAGGTTGTAGGATAATCGGGTATTCGTTTTCATGTATTGCACCCCTTTGGGATTTAATATTTACAATTAATTTTAAATTGATTAATGGATTTTTAGGGGTTAAACAAATTCGGTTTCTTTGCCAGCGTCACCAAAGTTTTCTTGGTTGCCCTTGCCTGGCACTTCTTCTTGTAGTTCGGAAATCTGAGTTTCCAGCTCCACAATTTTCTTAGATAGTTTTTCAACATCGGTATCGTCTTCGGGTTCCGACCCCCCTTCCACTTGCGCCGTTAATTTTTCAGTTAACAGGGTTAAATTACCCGTTAACTTTTCAATGGCTTTTTCGTTTTTCTCGCCCTGCGCTTGCAGTGCAGCTAGTGTTTCTTTTGACATTTCAGGTTCATCCTGTTTTGTAGGCTTCTGGGTAAATTCTGTTGATTGACCACCAGGCAACTTATCAAGTATCCGCGCCAATAAACTTTTGGTGGTTTCGTCTTCGGGTTCGGTTTTGTCAGCAGGGAATTTCAAGGTGAATTCTTGCGGGGCGGTATATTCCTGGCCTCCATTATTTCCCTTACTAAATTTGGCCTGACTGGTACCAAGACTGGCGGGCTGGTCGGTCATGGCCAAGCCGGTTAAATATGCCTTACCAGTACCGGCATAATTCAAAGTAAATTCAGACGAGAAAAAAAGCTTTTGCCCATCTTTGTTCATTTGCAACAAATATTGATTAGGATTAAGGCGGCCTTCTAATGTTAATTTTCCGTCTTTATTTTCACCCAAGCGAACTTCTACCACCTGGCCATAATTTCCATACCAGTTGTAATGATCAATATTAATATTGGCGGTGTATTCATCTGCACTGTAAAGCTCAGCTGCATCTTTTAACCACTGCTCCTCAATGTTACGACCATCAATGGTGGCACCGGCTGTGGCTAACACGAAAAAACTGGATAAAAGCATTTTTAAATATTCCTATATTTTTACTATTGCCTTTTGAGGGCTTAACTTTGCGCCACTTTAAAACCCCCATCAAAGTGTTTTGGTTTGCTAAATTTCTGGATGGCTAAAAACGAAACACAGCAAAAACCTTTTTAAAAAATTAAGTGTTTTGCCATATAAGCTGGCGCTATGAAATATTCAGACGAAACAATTGAAACTTGCCGAAAGCTGTTTTTACGCCGCGCCAAGGTTTCCGACATTGAACGGGAAACCAAAGTGCCAAGGCGCACTCTTTATTCCTGGATAGAAAAAAACAACTGGGGGGAGTTAGTACAGGTTGACGAAGTAATGGAAGCCTACAACCGCGCCTTGGTTACATTGCTTGCAAAGAAAGAATTTACGGAAGCAGATTTAAACGCCATTGACCGCCTGCAAGTTTCCCGTGGCCGTGAAGTAAAGCTAAGAAGCCAAGGCAGTGAAGGTTTAATAATGGCAGGGGCGCACAAGTCCCAGCAAGAGGCACCCTTAAAACCTGAAAATATCGCAGCCGGTAAACAGCGAGCCCGCAAAGGCAAACGAGCCAAAAACGATTTTAGGGGAATATCACCGGATGAAGTTGAAAAGAAATTTCTAAAAGGTTTGTTTGGCTACCAAATACAAGCCTGGAAAACCCGACACAAGCGCGTGCGCTTTACATTAAAAAGCCGCCAAATAGGCTGGACGTTTTA